AACGGATCGGCGGGTGCGGGCGGCGCGTGGTCGGCGGGTGCGGGCGGCGCGTGGTCGGCAGGCGCTTCAGTGGTCTCAGTCATAGTGTGTTCCTTTTATGACTTCTCGTTCAGTGAACGAGAATCAGTTGATGCAGTCAAATCCTACACCAAAGGTCGAAGCCCCGGTAGAAGTCGCTGCCGCAGCGTTCGAAATTGCCACCGTAATGGTGCCCGCTCCAGTCACGGCTGATCGGACGTAAGGAAACGAAGCTGCTGCCGAATTGTCAGCAGTAATCCAGGCTCGGCAGGTGCTGGCAGCCGTGACCAGTGAATTATTGATTACGACGTTGCCGGTCGACACTCCCGCCACAGTCACGCCAGTAAAAGAAAGCAGGCCGCGCATGCTGTTAGCAGTCAACGGAGTGGCGCCAGCCGCCGGGGCAGCAAACGACCCAAGCGACAGGATACCGCCCGGCTGTGCCGCATAACCGCCGGACCCGAGCGGGGCGCCGTTAAGCTGATTGATAAAGCTGTTGAGCGTCCCGATGATTTGCGACGGCTCGCTGAACTGTGGCGTCGAAGGGATGATCGGCACACCGCCGCCCCAGGCGATCATCGACCCGCCGAGCGCCCCGAGGAACAGGGCAACAGTCACCAGTGCCTTGCGAATCTTGTCCATCTTCATCCCCTTGGAGTTGAAAGTTCATCCTACTGATTTCGTCCGCGCGTGTCCAGCCAGCCCATCGTGATGGCCTGTATCGAAGTATTAGCCGACGAAGCTGCAAAACGGTAGCGAATTTGGGCGCTTGTGTTCGTCCGGGTCGAAACCGGCGTGTTGATCGTAAGTGATCCAATTGAGCTGTTGTTTGTGCCAATGCTCCACACATTGAAAGATGCTGGAGCAATGTCAGTCTGATCTGGCGATGAAATGTAAATAGTCGGCAAGAAAGTCCCGCTAGTAGAAATCGCTTGCCAGTTGATCTGCGCTACGACCTTGATTCCAGTCGGCACAGTGAATGTCTGCAAGACCGCAGCTGTACCAGGATTAGTCGTAGAAAGATCGAACGGAGGCGAAAGCCACAAAAACTCGTCGCCGTTCTGGTTGAACGCGATGATGTTCGGAGTCGCATCAGTACGAATCGAACCAAGCCGGCGCTTCTTCGTATAATTAGCCGGGAAAGTCGGTGCCGTCGCGGAAAGCGAAAACAAATAATCGACCACGCCTGTATCAAGACGTACGATCTCAAAAACATGGTACCATGTGTTCGCCGCAACCGACCCGGTGTCGAGCGCACCATTCCCAGTGCCGACTGCGAAGGACGCAAAGGTCTTTGTAAACGTCGAGCCGACGATCATCGTGTTGGCCTGATCGTCGGATGTCGCTGTGCAGGCAGCGATCGTCAGTGTCGTCGAGCCGCCACCAGAAAGCCCACAGCCAAACATGAGGCCCGAAACAGGCGTGGGCGTGACCGGAATACCGGATGCTTTCGCGTAGTCAACGATCTGCCAGTTGCTCGAGCCCAGATAAAATGCAAATGCCGTGTCGCCCGCAGCCGTTGTGATGCTCGTTGCACCAGGCAAAATCAAACTGGTAGGATTCTGAGTAAGCGTCAGTACCCCGGCAAACGTCAGCCGGTAGAACGGATAAACCGTGTTGGCTGTCGAGCCGAACGCGGTAACAGTCGTCACGCCCGTGACGTTGATATTGTGACTGGGGATCGTCCCAAGATCGGCCGTCGCGCCCGAAGCGAGATTGGTCAACGGACCGAAGCCGCCAAATTGAGCCTGTCTGGTAATCAGCTGATACTGCGTACCGTCGTATTCGACTTCAGTACGCTCACCGCTGTTGATCTCGCCACCAGTCAGCGCTTGTATCCCGGATGGCGTCTGCCGGAAAACGTTGATCGCGCCCGTAGCATTCGCGTTCAGCGTGGTGGCGCCCGTGTTGGTGAAACCAGCGTTGAACCGCGCTCTGAACCCCGTGGTCAGCGCGAAGGTGTTAGGCGTGACCGTGACCGTCTGCGCATTCGCCGTGCCTGCCGACGTGCCCCCGCTGAAATTCGACGTACCGCCGAACGTTGGTCCAAGTGGAGTCGAAAGACCGAACAGCGCCGTGATGTCGGAATTGACGCCCGCAGCGGCGGCATTGCCAAGGCAAGTAATCAGCGCGTTGTAGTTCGCCATCACCTGCGTGGCATCGGCGACTGTATTGTTCTGAAGGTTGAAAGGCACCGTGCAAGGCACGTTGGCCGCAGCGGCCGAAGCCCACAAACTGAAGAAGAAAGCGAGAAGTTTTTTCATTTTTAACCTCACTGATTTTCGTAAACACCTGAAAATCTGAACTTATCATTTACCGCCCACGCGCCGCCACCATATTTCAGGCATGTACCCGTCGCACTCGCAGCAGTTACGTCACAACCAATCAAATTATTCGTATTTTGGTACTCTCGTCCAGCCATGACCCCCGACGAATTTGCGGTATTAGGCAATGTGAAAGTCAAAGTTGAAACGCAAGTGCCGATCGCGGTAATCGTCGCATCGCCTTGTATCCAAGTTGTTTTTCCAAGCGTTTTAGAACGCGTCGAATTGACCGTAAATGTCGCTGTACCGCATGTAAAAGCCGGCGTGTACGTCGTCCAAGCTGTCCCGGTATCTCCGGTTCCCCCATTTGCTACAGGAAGTGGTGAAGTAATCGAGATCGCACCGGTCGCTGCTGCAATAGCCAGAGGGGCCGAAGCTGTAACCGCAGGAGTACCACTGCCCGATCCCCAAGTAACCGTAGGCGTTCCTGCGGCTGCTGGCACATTCTGAATAAGCGATCCGCTCGTAGCGCCATTGAGGGTGAGTGAACCGCCCGTACCGCCATTTACTCCAGAATTAAGGACCCCAGCCGCAGTTACCGTTCCGGCACTGTTGACTTGAAATCTGGTGGCATTAGCAATCGTGTAATTGACGAAGTTCCCGGTAAATGTCCCGCCACTGTTGCCAGCATTGATGTAGTCGAAAGTGCCACTGAACGGCGTCGTCGTTTGAAAGCTGCTACGGATATTTCCAGCGGACTGGAAACCGACGATCCACTGTTGCCAATCAGTTGTGGCTGTTCCGGGGCCATCATCGAAGAATTTTTCAAATACTGAAGTTGCCCCATTAGCCCTTTCCAACGATGAACATGAACTAGATACGTTGGTGCCAGTCTCAACACAGTGAAGACCAGTATGAACGTTCGCGGGATTAAGAAACGAATTTTGAATTAGAATTCCCTGGTCCCCACTAGTACCCGTCGTTACTATGCGGTGTGAAACCCCAGCATTGGACGTTGCACTGTAGATACCATCTCCAACATTATTTTGAAGAACTGCAAACAGCGGGGTGTCGTTTGCTGCCGCGACCCCTGGCTGAGTGGTGGTCGCGCCGTTCATAAGTACGAAATTTTCGTAAGGCCAATTGGAAACGACCTGATTCTGGTCGCCGACATTGTTCGTATATCCCACTGGACATAGTTTTTGCGTTGCCAGGGGGATTGTCTGTTGATCGCAGAAATTACTCTGTACTGCCACGTTCTGAAGACTTGATCTCGCCCCTAGCCCAAGGAAATCCGTACCCGTCGCCCGGTTAGCAGTACGGACAAGGCTCACATTCCCGAGGTTCGGATCGGCATTCTGCCCAACGATCTGAATTCCATTTGGAACGATCTCGTTACCGCTGCTACTTGGTGGCTGATATAAACAACCCGCAGGCAGTAAAATACGAAAAAATCCAGCCGAGATCGCCGCTGCAATAGCAGCAGAAGCATCTGTAGACCCTGTACAAGAACCAAGACTTGCGAAGCTTCGTGCATCAGCAAGTGGCAAACCACTTGCAAAACTACTGGGCAAAGCACCGCCTACTATGCCATTAAACGTTGCTGTCCCAGTGAAAGTCGTTGCACCATTGAACGTCTGCGCCGCCGACCACGTGTTGATCAAATTAAACGGATTCTTGAAAGTACCATTAAGCGCAAGGAAGCTGTCCGTCTGCGCCTGGGCAGCGTTCGACAGAACCAGCCCAAGCAGAAAACTAGCCAACCACTTCATAGGCGAATGTCCTGTCTGCCCGCGAGTTATTAGCATGCGTCACCGTGAAGAACCCGGTACCCGGGACCACTGAAGTCGTTGCCCCGTCGTTCGCAGCATCCGGCGTCTCGGGAGACCACAAGACCTTCGACGCAGGCGTACACGGCGCCGGGACCACCGTAGTCACCGCATTTGCGTTAAGCGTGAAGTCGCCAATCGCGAGAATCGTTGGCACCTTGGGGGCTCCTACCTGCGCAGCGGGCTGTGCCAGCAGATAACCTAGAATCTGATAGCGCAGATTGAGCCGGCCCAATTTTATACCAGCTGCACTCATACCTGTGAAGGCCAGCGTAAGCCGTTGGAAAACCAGCGGTTGCTTCCACAACAGCTGCCGTGGCGCCAGCGCATTGGCAGCACCCTGCCAGGGCGCCTGCCCCCAGGTAAATGCTCCCCAGATCGTCGCTGCCCCGGCTGCCACGATCGTCACGAGGTCGAGCACTGTCCCGTTCTGCTCCAGTGCCGCGCATATAATGTTGCTTTGCGATACCAAAGCGGCCATTAGCGTCGCCTCGATGATGCAATTCTGCGACATCTGGTCGGTGTTGGGCAGGAAAGCGGTCTGGAACGTGTATGTAAGCTGCTGATTGTACTCGACAAACGAACTCGTACCTGACTGCACTTGATCGCTCTGGTAAATCTTCGCGCCTTGTCCTTGCGCCGTGGTCAGAAACGTATTCAGGTAAGGCTCGATCATCGATACCTGAGTGGTGTGCGGACCCGACCAGACTTCACGGACGAAATCGTACCACCACTCCTGCTGCGGGCTCCCCGTCGCATTGCCGTTCTGCACCTGCGCCCGATACACGCCTCCATTGAACGACGCGTTTGCCCGGCTGGGAACCAAAGAAAAGAAAAACGGCTCGGTAATCCCGTCACCGGCTTTGCCGACTGGGTCGCTAACACGCGCGTTGAAGTCGATGACACGCAGCCCGTCAGGCGCCAGAAAAGCCAGACCTTTTGTAGTCGCCGATACTGAATTAGGACTGAGCGTCCCAGTCGCCACATTCAGCGTATTGACTGCCAGATTGGCGAACGCAGCATCACCCGTAATCTGGTAGATGTTCGCCACACCTTTAAAAATAATAAGCGATTGAATAATACCGCCCAGCTGGTTGAAAAGAGCTAAACCCTGAGCACATGTCAGAGGTACATTATCGCCAAACGTCAAAACCTGATTAGCATTGGTAATGACCGTAGGAGCGAGGATGTCGGAAAAATAAGCCCCTGGCTGACCATTCGCGGGATTGACGAGAAAATAGCAACGGCCGTTGAAATTCGCCAGCCACTGCGGCGGCGCCACAAGCGGATTCACCGTCGTGTTCGTGCCCGCCCAAGTAGGCGCAGCAAAGACAGCAGTGTCGATCACCCCGAAAAAAGCACCCCCAGCACCAGTAAATCCCGGGTGTGCGATCATAATCTTGGTCCCGACCAGGGCCATGATCGGCGGGTTCCAGGGACCTGCTATTGCCGGACTTATCGGCGTGTTGACCGCCGTCACCCCGGAGATCGCCGTGAACGTGTTGGTATTGATGTTGTAGCAGAACGGCTCGTCCTGCCCGGGATTGCGCGTCGTCGACACCATCCCGTATATGCGATTGCCGATAACGATCGTGCATGGGATGAAGGTAGCCCCGGCAAAGCCATTCAGCGCCAGATCGGTCAGCAATTGCGATGCCGGCCGGCACTGCCAGAGATCCTTGGTCGTCGGATCCGGGATCAGATCCCGCAAGGTCGCCATTGCACCCTGTGGCGCCGTCGAGCTGTCAAGCGTGTCGGAAGCCCCTCGCGGAGACCAGACAAGGGGCTTCCCTGGTAGCGGGC